GAGTTAAATGTATAATTATCTACATCCGTTACCGTTATAGTAAATCCTGATGCATTATTCAAATCTGAAATATTAAAAAATCCTTCACCATCTCTAAATCTAACAATGTCTCCTGTTGTTCTTCCGTGTGCTTCTTCAAATACAGAAATGGTTGTAGAAGATGCAGTTGCGGTCAATGGATTTAAATTTAAAATTCTTGCAACGGCAGGTTCTGTTCTTGCAGGCCTTGCTCTTTGTAGTGCTTCGGGGTCCGCGCCTTGAGGTTTAGGTTCAAGTTGTGGATGTTTAGCTTCATATTCAGAAATATGGACAAGTGAACCATTCCATTCTTTAACCATTTCCGTATATGGAAAAGCTTGTCCAGATCGATCAGATATTGCTTGTGAATATTTACCTCGTGAAAATCCAGCCATTAGACTCCATCTCCATAAAAGGTTTGTGGTGAAATATATAAAGAAGTTCTTTGACCATCTTCGGTTAAAGCTCTTTGTAATTCATCTTCATATAATAATCTTAACTGTTCTGTTTTTTCAGGTGAATGTTTAATAGATAAAAAATAAGCAAGACCAGAAGTCATACAAGGAATAAATCGGTATGCAATATCTGCTGTATTAGTGTAAGCTCCGACATCTTCTATTCTTGCAAGATAATAAAATTTAAGTTGATAGTTGGATCCAGAATAACTTGAACTTGGTGTTGTATATAAATAAACACTAGGATTCACTGTTCTTTCAACGTAGTATTGTGAAGGTGTTCCTTGTGATAATTTATTTGGAAGATTGGCATAAGTTGATCTATCTATTTTTGTTAAGCTTTGATCAACCGGTGCAGTTGGAGTTGTGTTATTTCTAACATAAGCTTCTAATACATCATTAATGTCTTGTGGAAAATTAGCGTTATCATTTGCATAATTATATTCTGCTTGGCCCTGGACCAGTGGAATCGTTGCTTGTTTCACTTTCCAAAGATGAACACCTCTATTTCCCCATTCAGAAAATAAAATATTAAGTGATCGTCTAGCGCTTTTTAAATGATAACCCGTACGAGTTCCACCTACGCCAGCTCTTTCAAAAGCTTCTTCAATGATTTCGTCGATCTCAAGATCGAATGATGTAGTACCAGAGGTAGTCATCTACCCTCCTATTTATCTATAAATAATGTAACAGTAATTGTAGTTGACTTTGCAGTTACACCAATTCCATCAACAATATCTGCACTTACAGAATCTGCATATAACACACCATCTTCTGGAATGTTTAAAGTTTCTGTTTCACCTGCACCAACATTTATAGGAATATAAACTCCAGTAGTTGTTGTTGAACTAACCGTTGTCGCATTTGCTAAACCGTTAATAACACAAGAACCAGAACTTCCTGTTGATTGAATCATATAGCCTCTAAGTCTTGTTCTACCTGTAAACAAAACTTGAGCAGTTGAAGCTGCTGCAACCACGACTGGTTTTACGTCTGATTTATAACTCATTTGTTCTCCTTAGTTTGTGGCTCCCGAAGGAGCCACATAATTAATTATTACGCTTGAGTTCCAAATGCCATTGTGCCTGTTACAGCAGCAGCGGCTTGTGTCATCTCAAAATCAATATTCCAAGTCCCGTCTGCAAAACATACAAAATAAATTTTGCTTCCAGTTGTTAAAATATTTGTTGCTGCATCAGCTGGTGTAAAAGTAATTTGATTTTCACCCGCAGTTGAAACATCGTATGTAATTTCACTTGAACCTGTTGATTCAATCACTGATCCAGTTGCGAAAACATCTGTTCCTGCAGTCTTAAAGATTAACGTGTTTGTCCCGCCCGCAGTATCTTTTGCTTGCACGTAAACACAAACAGAACCATTAGTTGCAGCAGGTAAAGTTGCTACCGCAGCAGCGGCTCCAGTATAATCAACCACGTTTAATGAATTATCATCTAAAGTGATTGCAGCGCCTGTCGCTAAATCATTTAATGCTAAACCTGTTTTATCTGGTCTAACAGAAGTGTATCGAGTTGTAATAGCACCTGTAGATGAGTTTTTTGTTCCATTTTGGAAACCAGCTAGTGATCTAACCGGACCCGAAAAAGTAGTATTTGCCATAATAGTATCCTCCTATATTTGACATAGTCTTTAGGCCGTCGACTATACTCGTCTATGTCAATTTATATGTATAGTGGTTACAATATATAGAAATTTATTAAGAAGTGCAAGGTCTCCCTTAGTCTAAACACACTTTTTATCCAAATCTAAGCTTCTAGTTAGCCTGCAAACTGATGAATTTCGTAATCAGTTGAATTTGCATAGTTATATGCATCTTCTTCTTGGGCTTTTAGGATCGATCTTATCACTTTTTTGATCTCATCTCCTAATTGAAGCATCTCTGTTGTTATCTTACCTTCATTAGAAAGATACATTTCGTTCCATTTAGACTCGAGTTGTATCTTCTTGGCGAAGAGTAACATCGTGCTTTGTGCCATGGTTAACCTCCTCATAGGTTATATAAAATCCACCGCCTTTAGCATTTCCACTAAATTTCAATGGATTCGGCTCCCATTCTATATCATTTTTTCCCAGACTGTCAATAATTTCTTTATGGACTTGTTTTAAAGTGATCATTGAACTATCGGTTTCCATATAGAACCTGGTTTGTAACTCTTTTGTAAAAATCTTAACTAGATACTTCTTCATCATTGATCGGCCTCCTATAGCTTAAATTATCATACATTTTACCATAGTAAATATGGTCCCCAATATGAGCCACTTCGTCCATAATATAGGCATAGACTTTTCCTCCCAAATCAGACCATAATTTAGAAAAACCAAAATCTTCTCCATAATAACTTTGGTTTTCTTTATCATGATAAAAATCAAAAAAATTATAATACGGTTCTTTCACATTACCTTTAATTTTTAATTCAGGATAGGCATGAATCAGTTTATGAAAGACATGACGTTGAATTAATAACGTACCTGTCGGAGCATGAGAAATTTCCATCACGCCGTGTTTATCTAAAATCGATTGATCATTTTTGACTTTTACCGGATATTGGTAACCTGCAGTTCTCAAAGCCTCAGCGCTTTTAATTTTTCCTTCTTTAACTTGTTCAAACATCGCTTCATAATTAATATGTTTTTGTGGATAAGGCATGGAAATGACTTCTCGGTCTACAGCAATCATTTGTAAAATAGATTGAGGATGAAAATAAATATCAGAATCAATAAATAAAAAATGAGTAAAGGTTTCATCGGTTTTTAAAAACTGAGCCACACAACGATTTCTATTTTGTGTTAAAACAGAATCTTGTTGTAAGCAAAACTTAATGGGAATGCCTTGTTGAAGGCAAGTTTCCTGTAGATTAAGGCACGCGGAAGTATAGTGCATGGACACTTGACCGTGGACGGGAGTTGCTACAAATAATCCTATTCTTTCTCTCATCTTCTCTGACCCACCTTTAACAAAAAATATAGGGCGAGTCAAGCCCGCCCTATATCTAAATTTGATTACGCTCCTGGCGAACCAAAGATACCTCTAGCATCAGAGAATCCAAAAGAATATCTCTCTCTAGCTTTGTATCTAACGTTACCAGTATCGAAGTCACCTTCCATTGAAGTTTTGATAGGTGATCTCACGAACATTTTCAAACCATTCGGCACATCAGTTTTAATGAAGAACGCAGCTGTGTCAGTTAAGTAATGGTTCACAGTATAACCCTGTGGAATCATTCCCATAGACGCGATTGCGTTGATGTCATTATCCGCTGTACCTACTCTTTGAGAAGATTTCATTAATCTTTCCGCAGTAAATTGTAATTCACTTGGGATGATTAATTTCATTCCTCTTGCAGCAACTTTTAGGCCTCTTTCATCTGTGAAAGCAGCGATGTCGATTAACGACTGCTCTAAAGATGTCTCGTTCAAGTCAGCTGAAGTTGCTAACTCGTTTGAGTAAGTACCTGCAATTGTTGGGTGAACAGCAGAACATAATTCTACTCCATCACCACCTGCAAAGTTGGTGTTGAACGCGTTGTTTAACACGTTAGCCGCTTTAACTTGTTTTGTATTTGCCATAGATCTTGCAAGAGCTTTTGTGTATCTGCTTGCTAATCTATCATACAAGTTGTCTTCGATCGCTTCTTCAGTGATCGCAAACGCTAAAGCGATTGTTTCGTGAGTATAACGAGCTGTGTAAGTTTCTTGAGCATTGTCATAAGACACTCCAGAACCTTCCGGTTTTACCGCAGCATTCGCGAAACCAGATAACATCACTTCTTCTTCAAAAGCTCTGTCTGAATTTTCTGTATCGAAAATTTCTGCGTGCTCGTTCTCATATCTTTTATATTCCAGGCCAAATAGGGCATTTAAACCTGGCTCTAGTTCTTTAACTAGCTGTTGTCTTGATATAGCCATAATTTATATCTCCTTATTAACTGTTGACCTGACCTGAACCGTTGTACAAGTGTCCAGCAACGCCAACTACAAAGTTAACATTTGCTGAAGAGATGTCTGAGTTTTCAATGTCTTTTGAAACACCCATAATTCTCAATTGTGCAGCTGTCGACAACCCAATTGTTGCGTCAGCAAGTTCAGTTTTTGAAACACCGTTGATTGTACTACCTGCTAGGTAAGTAATGTTTGCATTTGCAAACACATCACCTTGTTCAGAAGCACCAGTGTTGTCTGATTGTATTTCGAACCTTGCGAAAGGATCGTCATATACGAAAGCTCTGATTTCTTCACCAGTAGCTACGTCAGTCGAACTGTAAAAGTTCGTAAATTTTGGTTTTCCAGTTGATGGATCTTTCGTAATGAAAGCTCCCCAGAATACACCAACGATGTTAGTTGTTGTAGCATCGTCAATGACTTCAACTGTACCGCCATTTACAGCAGTTACAAGGTCACCTTGGAATATAGAAGTCGCATAAGCATCTGCGATTAAATATTCTGACATACCTTGGTTGTCTGCATTTTGACCAACTTTGCCAACAGGTTTCAAACCAAAAGCAGCGTCTTTATTTGCCATAGTTTTTTCTCCTAAGTTTTAAGTTGATCGGTAGTCTTAGAAATCACTAAAAATTAGTCTTTCTTCGTACCACCGAAGGTTACACGAGTTTGTCTATCATTATTGATAGGCATACTTGGGTGCTGTTCCTTCATTAGATCGTTGTTAATTGCTTCATCACGGTCTCTAGTTTGTTGTGCAAAATAGGCTTCACGTGATTTTGCGATCTCTTCAGGTATCCTAGCCAGCAATAGGCCGCCGACCCCTATGACTCCTGCGTATTTTCCTTCATTAACAGTTGGAAAGTCTTGTTCAGGATATTCGTCGCTTCTTACGAGTTCCCATCCTG